GAGTAAGAGTTTGGGATAATAAAGTAAAGGTAAGTGGTACAATAAAATCTGTCAAATTTGACAATAAGATAATTGCTAAACCCGATTCTATGGGGTTTGTTAATGCAGGTGAAGTCAATAAGTTTTCAGCTGTGATTAATTGGCATAGTGGTAAAACACAAGTCGTTACTGGACCTTATTTATTTGGTGACGAACCAATATATTTGGATAAAATTTAGGAGTATAAGTTATGGGGTTATTAAGTACATTAGCAAAAGGCGCTGGTTCATTACTAGGTGGTGACGCTATAAAAGATGTAGGTAATATAATAGATGACCTACATACATCAGGTGAAGAGAAGGCAGCTGCTAAAGAAAGAATTACAAGTATATTAGCACAAGCAGAACAAGCTGCTCAAGCTCAAGTATCTGCTCGTTGGGAAGCTGATTTAAAACATGGTAGTTGGTTAAGTAAAAACATTAGACCAATTACATTAATATTTTTAACAGGTGTATTCGTGATACTAAGTGTATTTGACGGAAACATGGGTGAGTTCACAATAGGTGAAGCTTATGTTCCTGTATACCAAACCCTATTGATGACAGTATATGCTGCTTACTTTGCTGGTCGTTCAATAGAAAAGGTTAAGAAGGTAACAAAATAATGGCATACCGAGTGGTAATGGAATTACTTCCAAGACCAGATGATATACCAGAATGGGTTTGGAATGAAACATCAACTAGTGGAGCAAAAGGTACAGGTATAGGTTCTACTGGTGGAAAAGCTTGGGTTGCTAAGTTAAATTCAAGTGATAATATTTATGAGTATGATGTTGAAAGTGATGCTACTACAAAAATGGATGAGTTGTTTACAGCTGATTCTACAAACAGACGATATAAAGTCATAGAGGTTTAAAATGATTAAGTTAAAAGATTTTTTAAATGAGGGAATACCTAACTATTTCAGAGGATACTTTGATAATGTAAATAACAACCTTGATAGGTTAGAAAAAAATGTTAAACAACTTATAAAAGATTTAGGAAAAGATGGATTAAAGAAAGAATCTTTAGAAGTTGCTTCTCTTTATAAAAAACACATCATAGAGTTTAAGGTAAAGATGAAAAACTTTGAGAGGAAAAACCGTGATTAAGTTAAAAGATTTATTAAAAGAAGATAGTCATAAAGAAGGTAAGATGGCTAAACACGATGCTATGGAATGTGCTAGTGATGCTAAAGATGTTTCTGAAATGATTACAGATGATATGAATTTACCTGAGTGGTTAGAAGCAAAAATAACAAAGTCAGCTGATTATATGAATTCAGTAAAAGACTATTTAACTCATCATATGAAAGATGGTGGGGAAAGTAAATAACATAATATTTATAGGTATGAAAGACGAAATTAAATTTAACGGAAAAAAATACAAGAGGGTTGATGAAAGTGTCAACAAACGAGTAACTGTAAAAGAGGTTCGTTCTTGGTTAAAAAAGTTAGAGGAGTTCCGTTACAGAAAAATACCAGGTGTTGATGCTAGAAGAGTTGCTTCATTTATCAACAATGGTTTAAGTGAAACAGATTTACCGATGTCTCTACAGAAAAAGTGGAGTCAAGCCAAATACGGTAGAGAAAAACATTTGGCAGACAAATATATTAAAGAAAAAATTACAAACAAGTTAGCTCAGAATGAGGGAGTTGAAATGAAAAATATTAAGTTAATGGGTTTAATTGAAGACATAGGAATTATGGCTGATGAAAAACCAAGAGTAAATAAATATGAAGTGATAGAAGCAGTTAGGTCTTACCAAACAGTTGGTAAACAAATTTATCATAACAATAATATTTTAGAAACTGCTAAACAACTTGTTAAGATGGCTGAAGCTGCTCAAAATCACATTCTTGGTGAAAGTGATGATTGGTTTGATAATGTTAGTGTAAAGAGAAATATGAAAGAACTTAAAGGTTTGACAGGACAGTTTAAAAAGACTGCTGTTGAGGCAAATGCCACTAATCAACGACTTTCTGCTCTTTACGAAGATATGGGAAATATTTTAAATCGCTATTATGATATTGATGAAGCTTTAGATCCAGTTGGTAAAGAAGATGATGATGTTGACAACGATGGTGATACTGATGATAGTGATAGATATTTAAAGAAACGTAGAGATGCTATTACTAAAGCTGTAAAGAATGGAGATAAATAATACATTTATTTATGTCTCATTGACACTATGGCAAATCGGTTTTATTATAGGAATACTACTAAAGTTATTTTACAGAGATGATAAAAAGAAAAAGACAAAAGAGGTTTTTACGAATAGGTCAACACCGAAAGCTGTTGAAGTCGAGCTACCAAAACAGAAAAAAGTTGGGCACATCGAAATTGAAACAAGAAAAAATATAGCACTACAAAAACCAACAAAGTCATCTATCAAATCAGATGAGGTAATAAAAGGTAAAGTAGTGACACAGAAAGAAAAACTTAAACAACTTAGAAGAGGTTAGATATGGCAAAAGGTTTAGATTGTGGTACATCATTCTATATTGCTGCTACAGAAGAGCTAGTAAAAAAACAAAGAAATGCATTCTTAACTGTTGATGGGGAGGTGAACCAAGTCAAGAGAATGTTAAAACGACAAGGGATTCCTTTCGTAGAGAAAGCAGGTAAAGTTCATATAGTTGGACAACACGCTTTCAACTATGCTCAAATATTCTCAACAGCCGAACTTAAAAGACCGATGAAAAGTGGTCTATTAAATCCTACAGAGAAAGATGCCTTACCAGTTCTAAACGCCATAATCGGAGAGTTGTTGGGTGATGCTAAAGATGGAGAAACTTGTGTTTATTGCATTCCATCTAAACCTATTGATGTTCAGAGGGAAGTATCATATCACGAAGATGTATTGAGAACGATAATAGAACAATACGGATACAATGTGAAAAAGATAGAGGAGGCAGTTGCGATTGGATATGAAGGGTTGGTTGATACTCAACTAACTGGTGTAGCCATCTCGATGGGTGCTGGTATGTGTAACATAGCAGTTATGTATCAAGGGATGACTGCCCTATCTTTTAGTGTAAGCCGTGGTGGTGATTGGGTTGATGAAAATGTTGCTATGGATACAGGAGTATCAAAAGCTAAGGTAACTAATATTAAAGAAACATCAACTACACTTGACTTATCTTCTGCTACTTATCAAAATATTTATGAAGAAGAAACGGATGAGGCTAATGTTCTTATCGCTATCCGTTCTTATTATGGTGCCCTAATTAACTATCTTTTGACTAACCTAAAGGTTCAGTTTGAAGGTGTTGAAAATGTTCCTAATTTTCCTAATGCTGTTCCTATTGTTATCGGTGGTGGAACTTCATTGGTTAAAGGATTCTTGGATGTGTTTAATGAACAGTTTGACCAAGATGAGTTTCCAATACCTATTTCAGAAATTATTCATATAGAAGATGCTCATACAGCAGTTGCTAGAGGATGTTTATCTGAAGCTCAACTAATAGAAGAAGATGATGAAGAATAATAAAAAAGGTTTTAATATGTTTAATAAACAAAAGAAAACAAAAAGAAAAGTTTCTACATTACTATATGTAGATGCTACAAATAAAACTATTGATAGAGCTCTTTCAGAGTTTAAAAGAAAAGTTAAAAACTCTAATATGTTAAAAGAACTTAGAGAAAGAGAGTTCTACCAAAAACCATCTGCTGTTAAAAGAGAAAAAAGAAAACAAAGAGCAATAAAAATAAAATCTCTTAAGTTAGATGACTAGTTTTTATATTTTTCTATATACTTATATGTAACCTCAATACTCTGTGGTCTTACAGAGTCTAAAAAATTAATCCTAATTAAAGTTCCAGAATAACTTTATTCCAATACAAATAGTATGGGAGACATAATATGTCTGATTTATTAAAAGAAGCTATCGCTGATGCTAAAGCTGTTCGTGAAACTGCTCTGCAAAACGCTAAGATGGCTCTTGAAGAAGCCTTTACTCCACATCTAAAATCAATGTTGTCTGCTAAGTTAGCTGAAGAAGAGCACGAAGACGATGATGAAATGGAAGAGGGTGAGCACGATTCACCTAGACGCGAAGAAGATGATGAAGAAAGTGCTGACGAAGGTATGCATGATTCACCAAGACGAGAAGATGATGATGATGAAGATCCTGAAGAAGGTGTACACGACTCTCCAAGGAGAGAAGATGACGATGATGAAGAAGAAGTTGATGAGTCTGAAATCGTTGAAATTGATGGTGTGAAGTATGCCCCTATTGTTTCTGAAGCTGAGCACGAAGACGAAGAAGAAGATGAGATGGATGAGTCTGAAGAGCTTGATTTAGAAGCAGTAATCAAAGAGCTTGAAGAAGAGTTAAACGAAACTGAGTCTGATGATGATTCTGTAAACGAAGAAGAAGTAGTCGATGAAGAAGTCGTAACAGAAGCTGAACATGAAGACGAAGATGAAGATAAAGACGAAGTTGATGAACAATCTAAATCATCTGGTATAGGTGCTGGTGACAACAAAGTCGCACAACCATCTGCCGGTGATGAAGAAGATCCAGGTAAAGGTCAAGTTCATGAGCAAGTTAATACGCTACAAAGCGAGCTTAAAGAGTATAAGGAAGCCGTAGTCTTTTTAAAAGACAAGCTTCATGAAGTTAACATCCTTAATGCAAAATTACTTTATACAAATAAACTTTTTAAAGAGTTTGTACTAAGTAACGACCAAAAACTTAAAATTGTAGAGACATTTGACAGAGCTCAAACATCTCGTGAAATTAAGTTGGTATATTCAACTCTTGCTGAATCTTATAAAGATAACGGTAATGAGAAGAAAGAAGTTGTTAAGGAATCATATGCTAGTAAGAAATCTGGTGGAACTGCACCAAAAACTAAAATCATTAGTGAAGAAGTTGAAGTTGCAGACCGTTTCAGAAAACTTGCTGGTATAATTAAATCTTAAACCGCTTTAATTCGGAGAAAATAAAATGAGCGATTATATAAACGAAGGTCTTTTATCTTCAGCTTCACCTATTAAGAAGCAGAAAGATGAGGCCGCTAAGCTCGTTACTAAGTGGGAACAATCTGGACTTTTAGAAGGAATGGAAAATGATTGGCAAAAATCTGGTATGGCTACATTGTTAGAAAACCAGGCACGTCAGTTAATATCTGAGAATTCTACTACTTCACCAAACGCCGGAGCCGGTGT